CAAGACGGTGGAACCGGCGCAAACAATGGTCTGCTTGCGTCCATTCTTCCGTCCTTGCAGAGCCGTGGAATTGACACAGGCTATCTGATGGGGCTGATGGGAGGAAATGGAAACGGCGGCTTTTTCGGAAACAATGGAGGTTTTCAGGACATCATTGCATTGATTGTGATTGCAGCCATCTTCGGTAACGGAAACTTTGGATTCGGTGGCAACAACAATAAGGGTGCCGATGAAGGAAGAGAAATGATCATGCAGACACTTAACCGGAACGGTGTGGACATTGCATCATTAGCCCAAGCTGTTAACACCTCTTCAGACCAAATCCTTGCCGGTATTAACTCTGTATCACAGGCAATCTGCGGTCTCGGTAACCAAATGGGTCAGAACACCAACAGTATCCTGACTGCGATTATGCAAGGTAACAACGCTCTGACATCTCAGATCTGTAGCTGTTGCTGCGATATGAAACAGCTTGTAACCACACAAGGATACGAGAGTCAGCTTGCAATGTGCAACCAAACTAACGCATTAATCAACACTGCTAACCAAAACACATTGTCATTGCGTGACGGTGCTACTGCCAACACGAATGCTATCCTTGCTAAACTTGATGCAATCCAAAATCAGGCATTGCAGGACAAGATCGCATCTCTTACTGCGGAAAAGGCTACTTTAACAGCCGAAATATCCCAGCGTAATCAGAACGCCACTATCCTGAGTGCAGTAGGACAACAGATTGCTCCTTTGGCAGCCGGATTGCAGGCATTACAAAGCGATGTTGATGGAATCAAATGCAAGCTCCCCAATACTGTGAGTGTTCAATACCCCAATTTAACCGCTATTAATACAGATTGTTTCCGTGCAGCCGCCTACGGTGCATATATGGGTGACGCTGTATACGGACGTAGTGGATGTGGTTGCAATAACTACTGGGGTTAATCCGGCAAGAAAGGAGGTAGATATGTGGCCTAACTTTTTTACAGGATTCCCATTCCCATCAATCGGAAGAGCAAACTTCAATACTCTTCCTACGGTGGCTGTGACAGTCGGTACGGAGAATGTTACTCTTGAACTCCCTAACCATGCGTTCCGTAACAGGGATTATGTTGGGGGATTCTATATCAGTCTCCGACAAGCTATACCTGCCGGTACGACTGCTACACTTCCGATATTGATAGGAACTAATGGGGACACAAGACCGTTGATGGCTTATAACAATGAGCCTGTGACTGTTGCAAACTTGGCTGGAACCGGCATCTATGAGATTCATTATAACAAGTACACCAACGAATTGTATCTTGTTAATGGAGGGTACAGACCGACAACGGCTCCGGCTCCTACAGTAGAAACCGCTTCTTTACGGAGCAAGTAATAATTAACATGGAGTTTTGTGGTGGTTCCCAAAATGGGAATAACCACACTCCTTAAAATTAAACAATCATGTTTCAATCACTTCGTACCAATAACCAATTGTATATACTTCATAAGGATGCTAACCCGTTTATCGAATACGGCCCGGTGGTCAGCGTTTCCGCTCCCAAGCCGAAATATCCTATGGCATCCCCTATGGGACAGTTGCCCCAAATGGAAATGGTTGTGGATGTTGTTGTCTGCATCAACGGGCAGAACACGACATTCCAAAATCTTCCTGCCGGCATGGATATAGCCGACTTCGGACAGAACGGGAATATCGTAGTGTCATGCTCGCGTGATGCTATGAATAACGAGGTCGCTTCTATGAAACAGAAAAGCATAGACATCATCAACAGTATGGACTTCCACAATTCCGTCATTGCAGGGTGTGACAAGATGCTTACGCTCTTGAACCCTGAATTTGCCGAGAAACAACGTCAGGAGCAGGAAATATCCTCTCTGAAAGGGCAAATGGCGGAAATGAGCAAGAATATGTCTGACCTTATGGATTTGAACAAACGGCTCATGGAACAGCTCGGAGTGGTTGAAACATCCAAAACAAAGAAATGATTATGGGAATGTGGGAAATATTAGAAGAAGGGCGTGACGATTACGGACGCGGCTTCGGTATGAGAGGTGACGAGGTGGAGGAAGCCTATAAGGAAGGCTGCCGCAAAGGTTACGAAAAAGCCATGAGAGAAATGCGCGGAGAAATGGGTTTCCGTGATGGTGGAAGAAGTTATTCAGGTGGTGGAAGCTCATCCGGCATGGATGAACGCAGATACCCCGGATACTTTCCTGAATATCCGCGTATGGATGACATGGGCGAACGCAGACGCAGACGCGCTAACGGTGAGTTTTATTAATGGTGGAGGGGTGAAATGCCCCTCTTTTTAAATAAAGGTTATGGAACAGAGATTGGATACATACAGCAGATTTCCATCGGGCATGAGGGAATATCTGGAAGCATACGGCTTTCATTTCAGCAAGAAACTTTATGAATGGGCCGTTTCAAAAATGAAGGTGAAAGACGAAGCCACGGGCAAAGAGAAAAAGCTGGAGCCGTGGAGCAAAGATGAAGTGGACGATATGCTGAAAGCGAACGGAATTACCATTGAGCACGACAAGGGTTATGACGTTGCTTATGTCGCAAACATGCTGAAAGCGGATTTCTATAAAAAATCATTGGTTGACGAGGCTCACTTATGCAAGCATATAAAATGCTACCTTGATGATATTGATGGCGATCCTTGCAGGGCGTTTGACGAGTTCTTTGCCACCTGTATAGGTAAAGGGATTCCTGTAATCTGGTCGGATGTGATATGATTATTCAGGAGTTCTACATACCGAAATATGGAGACTGGCACGTCAAAGTGTATTATGCGGTACACACCTATTGGGCGGATCGGATCATTATGGACCTGTACCGTATAGGATGCAGGGGGGATTCCCTCAAGCGTGCGTATCGCAATCTGACCGAAGGCAGAATGAATACCGGTCTAACCTATTCGGACTACAGGAGAAGAGAGACAGTAATGGTTATCTCACTAACCTCTACCCCCGAAGAGTTTCAAAATTCGTGGGACCACGAAAAAGGTCATTTGTGCCGGCATATCTCCAAGGCTTTCGGGATTGATCCTTATGGAGAGGAAGCGCAATATCTCAGTGGATATGTCGGTCAAAAGATGTTTCCTGTAGCCAAAAAGTTCTTATGTGAACATTGCAGAAAAGGACTGGAAAAATAATAATCGAACAGAAGCGTTCTTTGACTTGTTGGAATTACCGCTAAATTAAAAGTGTTAATAGCTATCTTTGATATTGTCATATTGATATAATTACCTATATTTGCACCATATAGGAGTGCTGGTATGTACAACAGCATCACCTTTCACTATAATAAGGAATTTACAGGGACATCGTAATTAGAGAGCCTTCTGTAAATATTGGTATTATTTTCTTGTACTATGAATAAAGTAATTAATATTCCAAATGCGGATAGAGATGAACGAATAGGTAGTGTTTTCAATCATTTATTTTCTGTCATTTTTGCGAATGAACAAATAAGGGATAATGATGTTCCTGTTTGGGATTTTTCAAATACCTCTTTTTTTCATCCATTCTTTTTGTTCCCATTTGCCATATATAAAAGCAAATGTAAGAACGTACAGTGTAAAAATGTGGTTGGATATATGAGAAACTATTTAGAATGTGTTAAGTTCTTTGATATGCTGACAATAAAAGATGACATGGACCTAAATAGTGCGTTGAAAGAATATTTAGGGAAAAGTTATATCCCTATATGTCGCTTTAGTCGATTGAATAAGAATATAGATTCAATGCAGACCATTATTCAAGGAGTTATTGAAAAACAGAAAAATTTAGATTTAAAACTTAAAACTCCACTTTCGTATTTGATTAGTGAATTAATTTGCAATATAAATCAACATTCTGATAGTGATTATGGTTATATATATACGCAATATCTGAAACGTGAGAATTGTTTGGATATATGCATAGCTGATGATGGAATAACAATTTATGGAAGTTATGTCAAGTCACAAAAGATGCTTGATAAGATAGGTGACAATGAAGCTGAAGCATTGAAATATGCAAATGAAGGATATTCGACTAAAGACCTTCCTGATGCTGAAAGTAGAGGGTTTGGTATATCATCTACTAAAAGTATGATTGTGGAAGGTCTTGGAGGGGCATTCTTTATGTTGTCAGGAGGGGCATTCCATAGGCATGATGCATCTGGCGGAAGTGATTATGTAAAATTGCCTGAAACTATTAATTGGAATGGTACGATTATACTTATGAGAATACCATTGACAGTTAGTGAAGAATTTGATTATACGAAGTATATAAAATAGGAGGTATTATGAAAGAAATAATTAAGCTTCATGATCTACTAGGATCTGAAATACGCTCACGTTCTAATGCTGAAATTTTACGAGAAAAAATAGCAGAGCATAGTGGTTCTATAATTGATTTAAGCGATGTTTCTTTTATTTCGAGATCATTCGCTGATGAACTATGTATTTTAGTTGAGAAACATATTATTCAATTACGCAATGCCAGTGGTGTTGTGCAGAATATGCTATCTGTTGTTTCTGAAAGTAGGAAGAAAAAAAGAGTTAGAAAGACTGATGATACCAAAATAAAAGAATTTGATGATATGGAAAGTTTGACATCTTTTCTGGCTACAATTTGATAAGAGTGTATTCTAGGCATATCAATTGAAAATAAATCAAAGCGGTAATTCCCAACGGTTTTACCGCTTTTTTTATGTTTATATATGGAAGAAGATAAGTTGAGCATATTGCTTGAACAGGCTGATGATGTGCCTCACTGGTATTTTTGTCGTTTACTTGCTGTGATGCGATGGAACGTATAGAGAGGTGGATATACAGGCTGATACCTCTTGTCGTGTTGGCAAGGGTGATATCGTTGTGCCTATGAACTAAAAGCGATAACTCATAAGCACAACGGATGGATTTATATAATACTGTTTAATTTTTCCGCATGTTTTTCTACTGAACTATTTAGAATTTTTGCATAAACTTGTGTGACTGAAACCTTTGTATGCCCTAGCATCTTAGACAACGTTTCGATAGGTACGTCATTTGCTAAAACAACAGTGGTAGCGAATGTATGTCGGGCTATGTGGAATAAGATAGGCAAACAGAGCACTGGAAACAAGAAGAAAGGATAACGTAATCCATTGGAAACTAATCATTTCTCTATATTCTTCCACTTGTGGAAAAAGCAGGAAAGTGGAGATTATTGAAGATGTTCAGTTACCAAACCGTTAGCCGGTCAGTTACCGAAAGGGAACGAGGTAACGCGAAGCAAATCGGATAATTAAAAACGCCGATATATTACACTGATTGTCATTGTTTTACATACCGAAGAACGCTTATAAAACAGGTAATTTTGCAACTAAAGTTATAAGCGTATGAAAGTAGAAAAATTCAAGGTTTTGCTCTACCTCAAAAAGAGCGGACTGGACAAGTCGGGCAAAGCCCCGATAATGGGACGCATCACCGTGAACCGGACGATGGCGCAGTTCGGCTGCAAGCTCTCCTGCACTCCCGGGCTGTGGAATCCCCGTGAAAGCCGGCTGAACGGCAAGAGCAGGGAGGCGGTGGAGATAAATGCGAAAATCGACAAGCTGCTGCTTGACATCAATGCCGCCTTCGATTCCCTTCTTGAACGCAAGGGGGATTTTGATGCCGCTTCCGTCAAGGATGCCTTCCAGGGCAGCATGAAAACGCAGATGACCCTGATGAAAATGCTGGATGCCCTCAGGGATGAGGTGAAGAGCCGTATCGGGATAGACCGGGCAAAAGGTACCTATCCGGCATACGACTTTACCTGCCGTACCATGCGCGAGTTCATTGAAACCAAATTCAAGACGAAAGACCTGGCCTTCGGGCAGCTTACGGAACAGTTCATCCACGACTATGAGAATTTCATCCTTGACGAGAAAGGGTATGCCGTGGACACCGTACGGCATTACCTGGCAATTCTCAAGAAAACGTGCAAAAGGGCTTATCAGGAAGGACACTCCGAACGGTTCATGTTCCAGCACTATGTCCTTCCGAAACAGACCATCAAGACTCCCAAGGCACTGTGCCGTGAAAGTTTCGAGAAAATCCGTGACGTGGAGATAGCCTCGCACCGCACGACCCACCGTCTGGCAAGGGACCTGTTCCTCTTCGCCTGCTATACCGGGGTCGCCTACAGCGATGCCGTGACCGTCACCCGGGAAAACCTGTACACCGGCGAGGACGGCAAGCTATGGCTGAAATACCGCCGGAAAAAGAACGAGCTCCGCGCAAGCGTGAAGCTTCTGCCGGAAGCCGTCGCCCTGATAGAGAAATATCATGATGACAGCAGGGATACGCTGTTCCCGATGATCCACTATCCGAGCATGAGAAACCACATGAAGGCGCTGGCCGTACTGGCAGGGATAAAGGAGAACCTGTGCTACCATGTCGGACGCCACTCGTTCGCCTCGCTCGTCACCCTTGAAGCGGGCGTTCCGATAGAGACCATCAGCAGCATGCTGGGGCATAGCAACATACAGACGACCCAGGTCTATGCCCGCGTCACCCCGAAAAAGCTCTTCGAGGACATGGACAGGCTTATCGAGGCTACCGGAGATTTGAAACTAGTTTTATAACCCATAAACAATGAGAATCATGAGAAGTACCTTTTCCATACTATTCTATATCAACCGCGGCAAGATAAAGGCTGACGGAACCACGGCGGTCATGTGCCGCATCACCATAGACGGCAGGAACACCGCCAACACCACCGGGATATGCTGCAAGCCGGAAGACTGGAACGCCAGAACCGGAACCATACGCACGGTAAGGGAAAACGCCAGACTGCAGGAGTACCGGAAGTATATCGAACAGACTTACGAGGAAATTCTGAGAACACAGGGTGTCATCAGTGCGGAGATTATCAAGAACCGGGTGGCAAGGCAGTTCGTCGTTCCGACACACCTGCTCCGGATGGGCGAGATAGAGCGTGAACGTCTCAGGATACGTAGCAGGGAGATCAATTCCACCTCCACCTACCGGCAATCACAGTATTTCCAGAAGTACCTGACGGACTACCTTGTTTCACTGGGGAAGAAGGACATCGCCTTTGAAGAAATAACGGAAGACTTCGGCAAGAATTACAAGGCATTCCTTATCAGGAACAAGAATTTCAGCACCTCGCAGACCAACCGCTGCCTCTGCTGGCTGAATCGCCTGCTGTATCTTGCCGTGGACAACGAGATCCTGCGCACCAATCCGGTGGAGAATGTCGAATATGAAAAGAAAACCGCACCCAAGCACAAGTATGTCACCCGTGAAGAGATGAAAAGGATACTGGCCATGCCCCTGAATGAAGGACGTGCGGAACTGGGCAGGCGTGCATTCATCTTCTCCTATTTCACCGGGCTTGCCTATGCCGACATCAAGCAGCTTCATCCGTGTCATATCGGAACGACGGCGGAGGGTCGGCGGTTCATCCGTATTAACCGGAAGAAGACCGGGGTGGAAGCGTTCATCCCCCTGCACCCGATAGCCGAGCAGATACTGTCCCTGTACAATACCACCGACATGCAAAGTCCCGTATTCCCGTTGCCGAGCCGGGATTCCATCTGGCACGAGATACGGGAAATCGGCGTGATTTTGGGGCGGCACGATGACCTTTCGTACCATCAGGCCCGGCACGGGTTCGGGGTCCTGCTCATTTCAGAGAGCGTATCCATCGAAAGCATAGCCAAGATGATGGGACACTCGAACATTTCCACCACACAAGGGTATGCCAGAATAACGGAAGAGAAAATTTCAATGGAAATGGACAGACTGATGGAAAAGAGAAGCCAAATCCGCACACATTCCGGTTCTGACAGCCAATAACCATTTCGCAGCCGCCTGCTTCCTCGCCATCCATGAAGTTAGTACAGACTTCATTGAAAGTGAAAAGGTCGGGCGGCCGTGCCGTTTCGGGCAGAATCTTCCTTTGCAGGCAAAGCGTATTCAGCCCGAAAACCTTTCCCCTTTCACGTCTGTACATGGAAGGCTGACGGCAGCGGAAACAAGCGACCGACGGAAAAGTCGATACAACAAAAAAAGAAACAGCATACAGACAGTAGGAAACTACCGGTCCGTATGCTGTTCTGATATTCTATAGGAGTGCATTTTTTTTTGAAACACAATGAAAAAGGCAGGCGGCAAACTGCGCTCCCTCCAAAAAATCAATCCTTTTTTTCGACCACCTGCCAATATCCGCCCTTGTCCGGCTGAACTGCTTCTGTCTTCATTCGCTGTTTTTAGAGAAAAAATTCTGAGATATAAGGTATCACAAGTGATTTGACAACATACATTTAGCCGGTGTCCTCCTTATATCTGCTGCATTGTGATTTCATTTTTGTATTACTTGCCATTGCCATTATTGTAAATGACATCCAAAAATTCTTCCGCAAGTCTTATATCTTTAATTCTTATAATATTGTCTTCTTCCGTCGGATAGCCAAGGATATTGATACTGCCATACCAGACGGAGGATTTGTCCATAACACATGAACATAATGATAATCCAGGTACAATCTTTACGAACAACCCCTGTCTTCTGAGATAATCCGACTGCCCGTTTTCTGTCAATGTAAGAATGGCCACTTCAATACCGTCTCTTTGGAGTTCTTTCAAGATATTGACAAATTTATTTCGTTCCATATGGTAGAGCTTAGGGGAAGATATCACAATGGATTGTCTTGAGGCTTTTAATTCTTTTATAAACGGATGACAGAATGTTATGCCGTTGAAAATCTGTTCTTCATGCGGAGACGACTGTAAACCTTCGGTTGCATCAAACAATGTCTGACAATCCTTGGAAAGTACCCGATAGCCGATGGCGGAATAGCCTTTGAGCCTCTTGCGATACATGCTCTCACAGACAGGTTCGTGTATATCGATATAATCATAGATACGGACATCGGCTTTTCCTTCGTTCTCCCGGTGCAGACGGCCTGCATACTGGGCAACCAACCCTTTCCATGATATGGGGAGGGCTAAAAAGAGCGTATCAAGCCGGGGATAGTCAAATCCTTCTCCTACATATTTTCCGGTAGCGACTATTACAAGAGGGGAATTTTGCGGAATGTCATGCAATCCTTGCAGGACTTCACGCTTGCTTTTGGCTGTTCCTTCTCCCGTCAGTTGAATGACGTTGGCGATATGCGGTTTTAACATTCCGGAAAGCAGCTTTACATGCGATGTCCTGCCGGTCAGGATAATCGGTTTCCTTCCTGCCGTTACTGCATTTAACACATCCTCTATGATGAGCGTATTCCGTAACTCGGATTCAGCAAGCGATTGTGACAATAAGGCGAACGACTGCCTGTTGTCAGTTACAGAGCGATAGGATGTGAATCTTGGAACAAGATAACGCAGGAATGACTGCTTCTGTATCTGGGTCTTGGCATCTGCCGAAAAGCGGATTGGTCCGCACTGCATGAAGATAATGGGTTGCAGTCCGTCCTTGCGGATAGGTGTGGCAGTAAGTCCATAGACATGATGTGCCGTAATATGTCTGAGTACATTCTCAAACGTTATGGAAGAAACATGGTGGCATTCATCCACGATCACCATCCCATATTCCCGTACAAAAGGTCTTACCTCGCCATTTTCAAAACATGATTGCATAAGGGCGATGTCAATGACTCCGTGCAAGGTGTTTGAGGTTGAATCCAAGCAGCCTATGGGAGAAAACACTTTTTTCCTGCCACGTTTTCTTGACGTGGCAGGCTCGGCAAATTCTATCTCAAGAAAGTCGGTAAGGCGTTCGTGCCATTGCAGGAGCAGCGCTTTGGAATGTACCAGCACGAGTGTGCTTACCTTTTTTCGGGCAATCAGAGCAGCTGCTGTTACTGTTTTCCCAAAAGCGGTCGTTGCCGCCAATACCCCGTTCGTGTATGGCATTAAGGAATTGATGGCATCAAGTTGCTCGTCACGTTCCTTGCCCTTGAATGCAACGGCAACAGGCTTGCCGTGATTGGTTTCATCAATCATTTCATAAGCAACTCCAAGAGATTCCAGCATAGTTGTTACGGCATCCTCACAACCGCGGGGCAGGGCGAGGTAATCATCCGTAAAGTCTGCACGGCAAATAATACGCGGAATGTTATAGGTAGAGATGCGCATTGCTTGTTTGCTGTAAAATTCCGGATTTTTGAATGCGGCTATACGCTTGAGATGATTGGCCACCTTTTCGGATATGGAGTTTAGGGGGATGTATAGTCTGTCCGATTTTTTAATTTTCAGTTTTCCGTTAAAATCTTTCTGCGTGACATCCTGAGATACAGGAAGCACCCAAGGCTTTGTTTCTGAAGAAGTTGCCAACGAACCGAAATCTTCCTGTCTGTGCCGGGCCAATAACATGTCCAAGTCATGCTCATTAAGCTTTTTTACATTGTATAAATAAGCCCATTGGTTTTTGAACTGAAGGAAGTTTTCATCCACAAAGACACTGTTTCCCATTTTCCGTGCCCTGCCTTGCAATGGAAGGGCTATCAGATTTCCGAATCCGCCTTCAGGCATTCTGTCCTGATTGGGGAAGAAACGGTCGTATGAATTGAAGGTAATATGTCCGTTGCGCTTCATGGCCTCAGTAAGGATGGCATTGCCTAATTTCCTGGCTTTACCGGCAGCAACCGGTTCTTCGAAAAATATCCATACATGCGCCCCGTTACCGGAGCGTGAACGTTCGATACTGTACGGAATTCCCCAATTCCTACAAACGGCAGTGAAAGCCAGCACATCTTCCTTATATCCGCGAGTGCAATTCTTGTCATCAAAATCAGCGCAAAGAAAAGAGCATTTATTGTCAGGGGTGACAGCATATAAACCTATAACATCACACCCGTATTCATCTTTTCCCTCCAAATGGCGGTAGATTTCCCGGCTTGTCAGAGGAGCAAGGTTGCGATTCGGGCAATCCGAGCACTTGTATCGTTTCTTGTCGCAGACTCCTCTTCGCCATTCATTGGTACAGACCGGTTGATAGCCTCCCTTTCCCGTTGTCCTGCTGAACCATCTTCGTGCAAAAACATCCGTTCTTCCCTTGAAAAAGCTGCTGAACAATGCTATTTTCTCATCAGGCGTGAAATTGACAGAAGGAAATATTACAGGAGAAAAAATCGGCTCCTTATCAGAGATTTCCGATGCGGAATACGCAATGCCGTGTTGAAGAAGAATTGATTTCAACTCTTCGTTCTCGGCAAGTAATGCATTATATTTCCCGACAAGCGTGTCGTATTTCTTTTGCAGCTCTTCCATCCCGTTATGCTGCCATCAGTCCGCAAAGCAAAGCGATTCCGAAACTTAGAAATGTTCCGGCAAGGACATATTCGGTTTTTGCTGTATCCGTATCCTTGAACCTCAATATGGATTTTGCGGCTATGATAAAACCGATTGCTTCATACCTGCCTATTATTACAAATATGATTGTGAGAATACGTTCCAGGTTTCCTATCAATGCTCCGGCATTTTTGATATTCTCACAGGATAGTGTTTCTCCGATTTGGTACCTTTTCAAAACCAGCTTGATTAGGACATTGGCGGGTTTGATGCACAACAGTACCGCCAGTATGAATAAAGGCATGGAGAAGTTCCCGGTATAATCCACAAATTGTACAGGCAATTCAGTGGTGATATCAAACTCGGTAGCCACAGCAGCCAATATTGCCAGATGTGCAGCCTGGTCAAGGACAAAACTCCACAATCCTTTGGGACAATAGGCTTTGACAAGATCAATGGCCAGATGTGACAGGGCAATGGTCAAGGCATAAAACCCGAAATCGCTGACCGGGACCAAAGCCCATGATACTACAGCTACAAGAAGCGAATGTACATACAGGAAGCAGCTTCTGAACTTCTTTTCCTCTTTCTGTGAGCAGTATTTGTCATTTTGCAGGTAGAAATCGGCTATGACGTGGCCCAACAGCAAACTTAAAAACAGCCAGCTATTCATATTCGTTAAAATTTATCTGTTCAAAATACTTCAAGGCTTCCTCTATGCAATACCATTTTGTAGCCGATGAAGCCTTGTTTACACCGGATTGTGATATTCCCAGATTTCGGGCTATATCCGTTTCCTTCAATCCAAGCAGTTTGTAATAAATGACCTCGCTTTGGCGCAGGGTCATGTCATTCATGATGGCATCGGTCAGCAATGCGATCGTCTGTAAGGGGCAGGATAATTGTCTTTTGCTTGTACATACAGACAAAGTTCCTTTATTCAAGGCATTCATTCCCTCAAGTGAACGCCCCGACATATAAATGGACTCGCCATCCCAAATGCCCTGTTCCGTGTCCACTATACGCATGTTTCCAATACCGATAGCCATCCTGATACCATATGTCTGAAAGCTCTTCGCTTTCCTGTTTTCTGTAATCGGGAAAGACTTGATGCATGATTTGATTACAAGAGCTATACGAAAGACATTGGATACATTCTGCATTACACATTCGATATAATCGCCTTTGATTTGACGACCGTAAAAATCCGGGTATTTTGTTTTGAGCAAAGCAAACAGTGCCTCTATCCTTTGCTTTAGTCTGATAGTTTCATCCACGGATAACGAAGTGGATGAAACTATATCTGCCGAAATGGTTGCAAACATATTACTATCTATTGTTTTGGCTGTAAAAGTATGAATATAATTTGGCATAGCCAAGAAATATACCCTAAAAATGGTATAGTATTACGATATACCCAATAAAGGGTGTATCTGTATTGCATTACAAAACCAATCCGCATCATTTAGTGAACTTGTGATGCGGATTCAGAAATGAAAAGTTGAACTTGGCGGATACCCATAATACGGGGTAATATTACAACCTGGTTCTACCATTCTGACAGTACGCCTCCTTGTACCCGTCCATTAACGTACGTTCAATGTCGGAAGCCCTGTACAGGATCCTGCCGCCTATCTGAATATAGGGCAGTATGCCGTTGTTTCGGTAATCCTGAAGGCTCCTGCGGCTGACCTTCAGTTTAACGGCCAGTTCCTTGTCGGTATAATAGCGTTCCCCGTCCAGGGACGGCTTGTTGTTTTCACGTATTTTCTCCACCTTTTCCGATAGTTCTTCCAGCGACGAGAGGAAGGCTCTCACGCGCATGTCGTTTTCCGGTGTCAGCAGCCGGATGTTACCATTGTCATTCATAAGTCAGATATCTGTTTGTTGGTTGGTTTGTTGGTTGGCTTGTTTGTTTGTTGGTCACATTGCATTTTCTTTCCTTGCCGGCTGTTATACACCGTTTCATTTCCGCCACGGGAAAGACGGCTTTCACGTCCTCCGGTCTGTAATACACCTTGTGGCTTATTTTGGTGTAAGCCAGAGTTCCGTTCTCCCGCATCGTCTGCAAGGTTCTCGGACTGATGCAGAGCAGCCTGCACACGTCATCGCTGTCAAGCCATTCCTTTTCTCCCAAGTCCTCCTGTTCCCGGCAGAGCCGTTCCACCTTTTCCGCGAAAATCTCGAATCCCGAGAGCATCCTCTCGAAAGTCGCCTTGTCTATGACTACTACTTCCATAATTCTTAAATTTTAAGTTTGACATTGATTTTTCATGCAAAACGAAACGGCGGAATCAGGCTGTGCCTACCGTTTCCTGTGCGAAGGAAACAAAAAAACGGAAACAGTCCGCAAACCGGACGGCATGTGTCACCGTCAGACATTCCTTTTCACCGCAAGAGGATAATTGCAGGCGGTAAAAAGCAGAAAAGGACACACTCATTTCTTTGAAGCAAAGGTAGCCGTTCCCCACCGGAGCGCAAGGCCGGGCCCTGCGGGTCGGCGGGGAAAAAATCATCCTCGCGCTCTGCGCTCCGGTATTTTTTCCTGCCGAGCCTTGACGCTTTTCCGGAGGGAGAACGGCTGTAAAGCATTCAAAGAAACAAGAGTGCCCGCACCACGGGCCGGATGTCTAACAGATAAAAGCAAAAGGATATGGCAACAAAAGACGTGAAAGAATTCAACGGATGGTTTAACCGTTCATACGCGAGATTGAAGGAGAAACTCTCCATCTATGGAAAAATTGACGAGGATGCGTTCCATGACGCGTATCTGGCAGTCAGAAAGCAGATAATGTTCTCAAGTGTCGGGATAGAAGAACCGGAATCCTATTTCTTCGGATGCTACCGGAGAATCCTACAGTCGGGCGCAAGGGATGAAAGCTGTTACGACAGTCCCGGAGACGAGTATTTCGCAAGACTGGGTGAGACGGACTGCGCGGAAGAGACAGAGGAACGGGAAGAGATGCTTACCGGATGCGACAGGCTGGTAAGGGACATACAGAAGTTCCTCAGGCGGCATTTCTCCTATGAGGATTACAGGATATTCATGCTGCGGTTCTACGAGACCGGAAGCTCATTCCGCACCATAGCCAGGCACATGGGTGAGAAGACCTCGGTGGTGACACGCAGGGCACAGGAGATGATGGAATCCATCCGGGCAAACCGAAAGTTCATCGCCAGAAGAAGGCTGATCATGGCCGGCAAGGCGGCATGAAAGACAATAAATGTATCACTCTAAATAGAATCGATTATGAAACTGACAGTTTATGACAAGAGCAATTCCCATCCGGCACTGACCTACAAGGGCAAACGGATCATCACGGTATGCCGTGACGGCAGCATGTACCTGAGCCGGATACTGAGCAGGGAACTGAGCCTGCACGCAGGAAACAGGCTGTGTATCGCAAGGGACGAAGACAGGCCCAAGGACTGGTACATGTTCGTCTCGGATGACGAGAACGGATTCACGATATGGAACGATCCGCGTTGCGCCCGCTTCTCGAACAGCTTCATCGCCGGCATGATACTCGATGCCGCGAAGGTCGAGAAATCCGCAGGATTCATGGTGGCGAAAGAGCCGGTGAATGTGGACGGCAGGCTGTGCTACCGGATAATACTCGACAACCCGATACCGAAAGGGGTAAGTGTAAGGACCACAGGTACGAAATAAGCCCGACACATGAAAGAAAAAGCAAGGGGCATCCGGAGGAAGGAAGAACAACCGACCTCCGGGTGTCCCTTTTTTCATGCGGCCGCAGGCAGAAGGAACGGGATGGATTTTCATTTTCTTGAACGGTATGCCTCCCTATAGCCGTCCATCAGGGTACGCTCTATGTCTGAAGCCCTGTACAGAATCTTGCCGCCCACCTGAATATAGGGCAGTATGCCGTTGCTTCGGTAATCCTGCAATGTCCTGCGGCTCACTTTAAGCAGGTGCGACACCTCCTTGTCAGTCAGCAGCTCATCGCCATATACGGGAGGTCGGCGTTGGCTGAACAACTTTTCGAACGAAGCCAGAAGTCGGTCGAAATTCGAGTGGAATTTGCATACCCACTCATGGTCTTTTTCTCTGATTTCACTACTCATACGGTTTGTCTTTAATTGATACTTCAACTGCTAAATGCTTTTGCCTTTCCATTTCGCCTCTTTCCGTCTCTCTTCCACATCCACAATGACCCGTTCCACGTCTTCCTGACGGTAGTAGGTGCGGTTGCCAATCTTGGTAAAGGCGAGTGTGCCGTTGTTACGGAGGGTCTGCAATGTCCTCGGGCTGATACGCAGTTTCCGGCAGACGGCATGGCTGTCCATCCATCGTTCTGCCTTCTTCTCCCCGTGCTGTCGGCAGAGGTCATCCATCCGCTGCACGAAGTAATCCAACTTGGCAGCCATCTCCTCAAAGGTTCTTTTTTCAAAACTTACTATTTCCATAATCTCATTGTTTACTTCCATTTGATACTTTTCCATCTTGTACCGCCAAGGCAAAGCCGGCTTACTGCCTTATCCGATACATCTGACAGGAGGGAACAAGTGGCATGGCTGCAGCAAGCCACCGGTCTGTCTTTCCTGTTCCCGGTACAAATTAAAGCAGTAATAATCACACTGCAATGGATTTGCAGACGGCTGACGGTCTGTTTCATCATCTGTCATCATGTTGCATGGCCGGTGGACAGTATGACCCGACTGAGCAAAGCCGCCATATGATTATTACTGCCTGAACTGACTGCAGCAAGTATACCGGTACGATTGCAACGGGTTATCCTATATCCGGTAAAGTGTCCGTTGGATTCAGTCTCCATACTGCCATGAAATCATTGTCCGATTCCATGGGCGCCCGTGCGGGTGTGGCAAATCACAGCAGTCGCCACCGTTTGTCCGGTGCATATAATGCAGAACCGGTCATAATTGCCACACTCACTCCATTTGCTTGACACAGTGCACTATACACACTTTCTTTGCTGCCGATAACCGGTCAAGGTACATACCAAGGCCACTGTATTGACTTATTAAAATTCAAAGATTATGGCTACAAGAAAAAGCTTTGACAAAGAGCGGTGGGAAGCTATGACAGGTATGGAAATGTCACAGCTCCTTCCTGAGTGTGAAAACCCTGAAAGTGCAGGAGAGGTTACTGACCATGCCGGGAATGAAATCCTGCCGACAGTCACGGAACAATCCGGGATCCAGGAGCCGGCAGAGAAAGACGGTTCCGCTCCTGCATCCAAGTGCCGGATTAGCGGCAGGCAACGCAGGCTGTCACTGGAAGAGTACCGCAGCACATTCCTGCAGGTTCCCAGAATAGAAGACCGCAAGCCCGTATTCGTGAGCTGCGAGGTAAGGGACAGGCTGGACGAGTATGTCCGCAAGCTCGGAAGCCGCAGGATGAGCGTGTCTGGACTGCTGGAAAATATCGCCCGGCAGCATCTTGAAATCTATTCGGAAGACTTCGAGCGGTGGCGCAAACTGTAAAAGACACCCGGTGCAAAATCCATCCGCATCATGGAATGATGGCATTCCTGCATTCAGAACCCGCCAGAGGCGGTCAACGGACGGAACATCAGTTTCGGGAGTTAGCGAGGTTATCTTTCGGGCATCCCGAAAACCTCGCTCCACTCCCGGAGTCGCGGAGGCAATCCGCTCCCAACGGTCGCAGATTGCAGGACATATCATCACAGTAAAATGACCAATCACAGTAAACCAAGTAATATGAGTGACAAGGATAAAACCAGACCCAGAGGCAGACCGAAAGCAAGTGGTATCCGCAAGCTTTCCAAATCCGTGACGGTAAAGTTCTCCAGGATTGATTACGAGCGGTTGCTGCACCGCAGCAGACAGGCAAACCGCACATTGGCGGAGTTCATCCGGGAAGCCGCATTCGAAGCAAGGATTGTGGCCAGGCATTCGACGGAGGAAGCAGCCGTCATACGCAATCTTGTGGGAATGGCGAACAACCTGAACCAGCTTGCCAGGCTGTCCCACCAGACAGGATTCTACCGGACAAGGAATGCCGTCATGGAACAGCTCGAAAAGCTGAAAGTGATCATGAACGAATATAAAAAAGTGGAAAGGAGAAATACATGATAGGCAAAATCAAGAAAGGCAAATCCTTTGGCGGTTGCATCCGCTACGTGATGGGAAAGGACAATGCCGAGATAATCGGTTCCGATGGCGTATTGCTGGGCAATAACCGTGAAATAGCGGACAGTTTCAACTGCCAGTGCCTGCTTAATCCGAAGATAAAACAGCCCGTCGGACACATCGCGTTAAGCTTCAAACCGGAAGACAAGCCGGTATTGAGCAATGAATTCATGGCTAAGATAGCGATGGAATACATGGATCTGATGGGCATCAGGAACACCCAGTTCATACTGGTAAGGCATCACCATACCGACAATCCGCATTGCCATCTGGTCTATAACCGCATCGGTTATGATGGTAAAGTAATCTCCTCACAGGGCGATTACAAGCGTAATGAGATTGCCACCAAAAGACTTAAAGACAAGTACGGACTGACCTATGCGGAGGATAAAGGCAAAACCAATGTAACGAAACTGCATGATTCGGAACGCATTAAATACGAGATTTATCATGCCGTGAAGCAAGCGTTGAAACGCGCCAGGACATGGAAAGAACTTGTGGTCGGTCTGGCCTTGCAGGGTATAAAACTGGAATTTGTCGGAAGAGGCGGCAAAATGAAATCCGCCGGTGACATTCAAGGCATACGCTTTACCAAAGACGGCCTGACCTTCAAAGGCTCGCAAATCAGCAGGGAGTTCAGCTTTGCAAAACTGAATGCCATTCTGGGCGGAAACAGTCCGGATACCGGAGTGGATTTAGAGGTTAAAAAGCAAAATCAAGCTCCGTCAAACCGCAACCGGAAGGAACAGGAACCATCCAATATGGCATTTATTGAAAGCAACGGACTGGGGTTGTTTTCTTCTTTTGGCGAGTCTGTTCCGGAAGAACAGATCCCGTATGACGAACTGCTGCGCAAGCGCAAGAAGAAAAAGAAACGGAAAGGGCTTGGATTATAAGTCTGCCCCAAACAATCAATCATTAAAGTGTAAAACGTTAAAATCAATGAATTTATGAAACAGGAAGAGTTTATGGAAAGCATCTACGGATGCCTGGAGAGAATCGAAAACAAGATAAACGGGCTGTCCATGCCTCAATCGGCGGGCGGTGATGCCGAAGCGGACAAAGAGGTCATACAGGAACTGAATGCCTTAAAGACAGGCTTCAAACGTGTGCTGGAGGCTCTTGTCATGATCAAGGGCGATACAGCCAATCTACTGAAAAGAAACTCCATGCCGGACAAGTTCATGGAAACCCTGTCTGTATTGAAAAGCGAACAGCAGGCGTACCACAAGAATCAGAACGAGTTCCTGGAACGGTTCGCCCAAACAGAGAAAGACACCATCCTGCACATATCGGAGAAGATGGAATCGCTTTCTACTTCCGTCAGGAACAGGATGGAAGAACCAGATGTTGTCTGTCACAGACACAGCATCAGCATAGATACACCTTATATATTCTGGACCCTGATCATACTGGTAACGTACTCGATAGTTGTATCTGTGGCTTTCTACATCGAAAAGCGACCTGATAATGACCGTATGGATAACGATTTGAAATACCGCTATATCAAGATGAAAGGTGAAGCCACTCCGAATGAAATATCAGAATTGGAAAACATTTTTGAACTGAACCGTGACAATGCCGGGATTGAACAGATACGCGAGGACGTGGAGGTATACGAGGATGCCGTCCGGAAGCAGGCTGCCCTTACCGAGCAGGTACGCCTGAAAGAGCAGGCCGCAAAGGAGTTGGACAGCAAGGCGAAGTCCATCAAAAGCAAGTCTATCGGGAACGAATCTAAAAAATAGCCTATGGCCAGTGTAAAAGCAAAATTCAGACCTTCCGTCATAGAGGGAAAAGAAGGTACCGTCTATTATCAGATTATCCAGAACCGTGTAATCCGTCAGTTAAAGACGGATTACCGGATATTTGCAGATGAATGGAATGATGCAGAAAACAATATCATCATCGGTAATTCAGAGCGAAGCAATCTGCTTCTCTCCTTGCAGGAACGTATGAAATGGGACCTGAAGCGGTTTGAAATGACCATTCGTAAATTGGGAAATCAGAAAAGTACATTTACGGTGGATGAGATTATTGGTTCCTTTCAGAACGGAACGGATGAACAGTCATTTTTCAACTTCATGCAGGGTGTCATCGCCCATCTCAGACAGATGGGCAAGATACGCACGGCCGAGAACTATTCCTGCACCCTGAAAAGTTTCATGCAGTTCAGGCAGGACCGGGATATTCTGCTGTCTGAAATTGATTCGGATTTGATGCAGCTTTATGAAGCCTATCTTCATGGGAAAGGTGTCGTACGGAATACCAGTTCATTCTATATGCGTATTCTGAGGGCGGTATATAACCGTGCCCTGGAAAAGGAACTGGTGGAACAGCGCAATCCTTTCAGGCATGTCTATACGGGAGTGGACAAGACCGTCAAGCGTGCCATTCCCTTATCCGCCATCAAGCGCATGAAGAACCTGGATCTGTCTTTGCAGCCTAATCTGGAATTTGCAAGGGACATGTTCCTGTTCAGCTTCTATACCCGTGGCATGTCGTTCATAGATATGGCTCACCTGAAAAAGAAGGATCTTCAGAACGGCTTTTTATCATATCGCAGACGAAAGACCGGGCAGCAGCTGGTTATCAGGTGGGAACAATGTATGCAGGAGATTGTCGGCAAGTATCCGGAAAACAGTCTCAGCCCCTATCTTCTGCCAATATTGAAATATCCTTTTGAAGATACGAACAAGCAGTACAGGAATGTGATGTCCGTAATAAACCGGAAACTGAAAGAAATAGCCGGACTGGCCGATATATCCGTTGCTCTGAGCATATACTGTGCCCGCCATTCATGGGCAAGCGCAGCCAAAAGCAAGAATGTTCCGATTTCTGTCATCAGCGAGGGGATGGGACATGATTCTGAAATGACTACGCAAATTTATCTGGCTTCATTGGATAACTCCGTAGTGGACAAGGCTAATTTCAGTATTTTGAGAGAGCTATAATACTACAACTGTTTAGGAAAAGTTGTCATTTCTTGTTAAGAGAGAGATAAAACATTGCAAATATAAGCAAAATAGATAAATAGACCATATTAAAATGTTTTTTCTTCACACTCAATCATTTAGAAAATTGGTAATGTTTAGGAAAAAATAAAGATTCTAATCGCATAATCTATTAAAAGACAGTACAATTAGGATATAAATCTTCTCTCTTAACAAGAGGTGATGATTTTATGCGTATCAACAAACTTAATAATAATAAATATGAAATACTTTTTTTATAAAACATTAAATCTATGTATTCAAGTCATAGGATTATTTTTATTGTGTACTAGTTGTGATTCATGTTCAACAAGTGCTCCAGACGACAAATATCTATGTGAATTCCACAATAAATATTTTCAATATACAGGAAATGAATCAAAACTTAATGAGAATGATCTGTCTTTGTTTGTAGATTATTCTACTTGCATTACTTTGGGACAACATTCACCATTCTTTCAAAGTTTAGTTCCTTCATTTGTTGCTGCTACAAAACACTATTATTCTATAAAAGGGGATAAGATTGTCGAAGAACAAAATATAAATGTATTTCAAGCATTAAGCAATATAGTAGAGGTAAATTATGCCGACTTAAAGCAAGCAGCTAATTTAATCGTTAATGGCAACTCTGAAGGTGTGCTTTTAACTGACGGTGAGTATTACCAGAAGAATATAGCTGGTGGCGGAATCAGTGATCCATATATGGCCAATGCATTCAAACAATGGCTTAAGAAAGGACATGATATATATATACTTGCAGAACCATATTTAGAAGGACCTCAGAAATATAACAAGAAGAGATTCTATTTCTTGTTTACAGATAGCAGGTTAGAAGGTAATATCTATAAGAGAATATGTGAAACTACTAAATTAGAAAATTATCCGGATGTTGAAATGTTCCATTTATCGGCAAGTCATCCTACAATTATGGCGGAAAATGGAAAAAGTAAAGTAAATGAAATTGTTTCTGCATCAAACAAAAACTATGGTCTTTATGAAATTCAAGACTGGCCAGTAGATTGGAAATCTATAGAGGGTTATATTATGGGCGCTGTAGATGAAACAACAGGTGATCCACTGCAATATGGTAATCCTGTTATCTCCGGCTTAAAGGTCGATAGAAACAGTTATGGAGGTTTTAGAATTTCTGATATATCAGTTAAGGTTTACGATATAAATGCAGACTATAACAACTTCTACACTGAAACTGAAGCCCCTTTTGGTTTGAATTTGTCTTCTATCAGTTTAACAGAGTCTGTTAATGCATTTGTATATGACAAGGAAGAATTCAACAAATACGGTAATATAAACATACACTTTGATGTTCCTATGTGGAACCCAACTTTCTTATCATGCAAACCGTTTAACTTCACCAAGATAGATATTAATGTATCTGGTATTGAAAACGTATTTGAGAATTATGAAGAAATGTTCAATTTTGATGCTATAGGTTTACCTGGCAAACAGAACACCTCAGTTTCTGAAAGTGTTAAACAAGCATTATTTGACAAGGACATACAGAATATGATGAAGAATGCAAATCTGTATACCATCTACATAAAAAGCAATAAATATTAATCATTAAATTTTCTATTATGATAACAAGAATAACAACTTTACCTCAGTTGGAGGCTTTACAGAACAGTACAATGATTTATGCAGTTATCTCAGCGTTAATAGCTTTGTTGATCGCATTCATTATTTCTTTCATTATCAAATACCAGGGTGGTCAGGACAAATCTTATATAACCAGAAGAATATGGTTTATAGTCATAGGTATAGTTTCTGCAGCAGGTTTTTATCTTTATAATGATTTAGTTGTTAAGGGACAGATCGTTAATGCCGGTTTCAAGAGTATGTTTGTTGAAACCAATATTACATGTATCGGGATTCTTCTTGGAATCTATTTTGTTCTAGGTATTCTGATAATGTTTATCTTCAGAAATTCAAAATTTGGTTCTATTTTAGGTAAGGGGAAAGAATAAATAAGTAAGTTATGGCTCAACAATATTTTGTATTAGGGATTGGTGGTACAGGAATGCGTTGCATTGAATCCCTCATTCATTTATGTGCTATGGGTATGTTTGATGATACAGACATACATCTTTTAGCACTTGATACAGATAAAGATAATGGTAATTTTGCCAGATTGAAAGAAGTAAAGGAAGCCTATGTTAAAGCAAAAGGAACTGATGCTTCACTTCGTACAGCTTTAAACGAAACTTTCTTTTCGGCCAATATCAATTACTATGAATTTTCGCCTAATTATGAAGTCAAGAGCGATTTCATGTCTGTATTTAACTATGGGGATACTAAGTTCAATAATCCGGAGCAAACAGCTATAGCGGATTTGGTATTGAATAAAAACGTAGAAACATTTAATCTTCGTCACGGTTATAGGGCACAGACCCATCTCGGCTCCATGATGATGTATCATTCAATATTGGAAGCAGCCCGTTCAAATAAAAATTCTGAATTAAAGACATATTTGCAGAAACTCATTCAAGTAGCTCAAAATGGAGGTGCTAGAGTATTTATTCTTGGTTCAGTATTTGGTGGAACAGGTGCTTCTTCGATTCCTATCATACCTCAGGCTATATCAAAAGCTGCTGAGATAATGAGTAACGGAGCAGTTAATATTCTCAATAATGCATATTTTGGGTCTACATTATTGACTGCCTATTTTAACTTTAAATCACCTACAGGAGCAGAATTGGTTAATCAGAAAATTATTGCAACCAGTGATAAATTTGCATTAAACTCTCAGGTTGCAATGATGTTTTATGATGATGACAGTACTGTAAAAAGTACATATCAAAAATTTTACATGTTGGGGACTCCTGGTTTGGACTGGAACCCTATGGCTAAAAAGGAACAGTCAGAAACAATTACTGGTGGTGCAAACCAATGTAATGATTCTCATTATATCGAGCTTATGGCCGCTTGTGCTGCACTTCATTTTCTTAAGGTTCCTGAAGATGATTTACGAACAAGAAAGCAGAACCATGACACAGAGTATTTGTATAGAGCTGTTGACGACAGTGGAAAATTGGAATTCAGAGATTTTGTTGGCCAAGAAATGGAACAGGAATTTGCTAAGAAACTTGGTATGCTAACAGTGTTTTCTTTATTCTGCAATGGAGAGGATGATTTTGTTAATAGTGTAAAATCAGGACATCAAAAGGATATTGTGAATTTCCTGGATATAGATAACACTCAAATCAAGGATGGTGTAAAAGAATATTTTAAATTGTTCCATTTTTCTATTAATCAAGATGACACATTGTATGAAGGTTGGTTACGTCAGCTTCATAGGTCTGCAGGTGGTGATGATAAGTTCATTCTGAATGCTGCTTTATTTGCACCACAGAAGAAAAAAGAACTAATGAAATACAAGTGGAATAAGGACTTATATAAAACGACTGGTATAGGCAAAGATAATAAGTTTGATGTTGGATTAATTAGCTCTAAATTTAACGAGTTTAAAAGAGCATTTAAGGATGAAAACCAAAAAGAAATGCCATCTATGACCAATCGTGGAGAACAATTATATAAAAGAATATATAACACACTTGTTTCACTTTATAAATTCTAATTCATTATGTCAAAAGCTCTACTAATAAAAAGTCAAATAGACAAGAACGGAGGAGAAGTTGGTAAGTGGAACAACTTCAATAATGCTCCTTCATATATACAGGGTATTCATACAGGAAAAATGTTAGAGGATATCTCTGCAGAAAAACTAGGTGCATTAATTTCTGGTATACCTACTCCATGGGCAAGAGCCAAACTTTTTAAGTTTGCCTTTTCTACCATAGCTGCACCAGATCCAAATATAAACACAGAAGGTCTATTACAGTTCTATAATATGCTTCATGCCGAATGGAAAGGCTTGATGGCTGTAATAGCATTATACCCTGACAGAATTAGATTTTCTGATCCTGTTTATATGGATGTCAGAGGGGGAGATTATGATATAGCTTCTGCCTTTGGTAGAATGCTGTTCAATGAAAAGGATGTTTGGAGTAATCAGGATGACTTGGCTCGAAATCCGGATGCCCAACCATTTATTCAACTGATCTATTATAGAGAACATCTTGTTGGTGGTACATCTCCTCTTACCGGTTGTTTTACAGGTGTTGATTATAGTAACTTGGGTAATGATGCTTCAGATATTAATTGGTATCGTCAAGGAAAGTTTGAGGACCCGATGAATTATCTTACTCCAGAAGAAGTGCAAAAGGTTTATTTGTTTGTTAAAAACATGAACCGTAACCAACAGGCTTTTGAGACTAAAATCAATTCTCAGAGAGGAAACAATCTAAGGATAGAATTGACAGGATTCAAGGCTGTAAGCAGACAGTGGGAAAATGAACTTAGTGCTAAAGGTAATGGTTTGCTTCGTCAAGTGGGCCCTATTGCTCAATACGGTAATCTGTCAGCTCCATTTGCAGATTTGTTCAAGAGTGATGTACCGGTTTACATGAAGCAGGATTTCACCTTCACTTATTTTGATGACGGTAACTGTCAGGTTATAGGTGATATACAGAACCTCTTAAGCAAGGATAATTTTGTAGTTGGATGGTGTGAAGATAAAAATGAGCTAACAAAACTTTCTCAGGCTCCAGTGTATTACTTAAGAGTTCCTGATTTAAGTGATGGATCATGCTCTTACTTTTCCCTGCCGTTATCAGAGCAAGGCATTGACATCTTTAAAAATAGTCTGTCTTCTTTATTGGGTTACTCTTCAACTTCAGGAAACACTAAACTTACTGCCAAGATAAATGATGCTGGTCAGTTAGCTGTAACTTTGGTAGTTGAAATTGACGGTGAACCTGTTACGCTTAACAAGAGAGAATACAAGATTCAATGGATGACTTCTAATGGCAGAGTTATTTTATGGCCTAACTTTGTCAGTGAAAACTGGAATAAATACTATTTATATTCTGAGTTTACAAGTGATGTAAATGAGAACTTTATACCATTCTTTAAATCTGAAGGTAAGATACTAAGAAATATAAGAGGTGAGTTCTTAACTTCGGATTATGAGATAGCACCAGAAGAAGATCGTCAGGTTGATGTTAAACAACTTGTTACATATCCTCATGGTCAAGGTACAGATTTGATTAAATATGATATTATAAGCACTGATAAGCCAATGGCTGGCGTTCTCGTTAAAGTTAAAGAGGCTGGCAAACCTTGTGGCGCAGGTATATTAATGTTCAGACCTGATGTAGTTAAGGATTTATCAAATGTTGATGTACAAAATACTGCTGTTGTAGGTATTGACTTTGGTAGTAATAACACTTGTGTTTACTTTAACGCTGGAAATAGAGGTGCCCAACCGGTTCAGTTTAAGAATTATAGGTCAGTTATAGTTGGTAAAGAAAATACGGATACTCGTTCAATTGCCCAGAATGACGAACTCCTATTCTTCACTAACTATGAATCCAATAATGGTCAATTAAAGTCATGGCTTCATGAACATGATACTCGTTATACTAAGAATGGTATATCAGAAGAAATACAAGGCGGTGTTCCTGTAAATCGTCCTAATATTTTGGTCAATCACATGGATGAATTTATTATAGAAACACAGGCTGGTAATCTTCATTATAACATGAAATGGTTGAATGATGATAAAGGTTTATTGAAGAAACGTGCTTTCTTAAAAAGTATTTGGTTACAAACATGTGCCTTCCTTTACCAGAATAAAATTAAACCATCTCAAATAAATTGGAGTTATCCAGGTTCTATGATGGAGGCTGACATTGACGAATTAAGACGAATATTTGAGGAATTGTCTCGTATGACACCTATTATGGGTAGGAAACCGTCTATCAATGATGAGAATATCACAGAAGCTGAAGCCGTATGTAGTTATGCACTTTCAAATAACAACTTCGGTCTTAACAATAATAATATGTTCCTAGGTATTGATGTTGGTGGTTCTACAAGCGACATTCTTCTATTGGCTAAGAATCCGCAAAAAGGTAATCAGGCTTCACTTTTCAGAGAAAGTTCTGTGAGACTTGCTGCCGGTGTTTTCTTTAACACTGTTATAAATTCTGATGACTTTAGACGTGCTTTATTGAACTTCCATGAAGGAAAGAGTACAAAGGTTTTTGTAGCAAATATACAGGAAATAATTAAGGAGAAGAAGAAGGCCCCTTATTACCTCAATAGTATATTTGATCAGCTGAAGACAGAAGAAGACTACGATAAATTCTATAGTTCTATAGCTGATAATGCAAAAGTAGTATTTACTTTACCTGCATATGTAACAGGATTGTTGCTTTACTATTCTGGTATGCTTATTGGAAAGACTATCAAGGATAACAATCTTGACAATATTACTAGGATTGATATTCTATCGTTTGGTAAAGGTGGTCGCTTATTCCACTGGCTCCGTAATGCTGCTAGTAACAGTACCACTATGGGATATTATAAATCATGTCTCAATGCCGGTGTTAAACGTATAATTGATAGGGAACTGGATGTTAAATACAGAGACGAAATCAAGGTTGACAATAAAGCAGAGGTTGCTAAAGGTCTATGCGATATGCAGGATCTAAATAAAGTATTCGTAGATAATCATAGCGATATCTGTGGTGAGATAGGTGTAAGATTTACAAATTCACAGGGTGCATCTAGAGAGTTGTTGCCTACAGATGAATTGTCCGGTGAATACTTCGATAATGATATGAATTACTTTGACTTCACAAGCATGGAATGTTTTGAAGAGTTTTTCAATATCTTTATCAATTTCGTAAGTGTAAAAACTAAATTATGCACTATGGACGCTGAACTCAGAAATGATTTCGCCGATCTTCCAAATAAGGTAGGAGCTTTCATTTGCCAGGACAGCGAATATAAGAGTGCCAAACGAAAAGTAAATAATGGTGGTTCTTTCGCTTATCATCAACCTTTGATTATAACAGAAGGCTCATGCTTCCTGGAGAAAACATTAATAAAAAAAGTGTTTAGTTAATGAAGACATTATCACTATATATAGACAGATGGTATATTGCCGCAGCAGTCTGCTACGACAATATACCTCGTCGTATAGATCTGCCTAATAGGGAAGACCGTATTTGGCTCTATTTTTATGAAGATATTAATAATGATAGAGTTATTTATGGTAAATCTTATCAGAAGCATTATCTGGATAAGGAGCTTCATTACTATGGTGATATATTCTCTAAAGTCGTAAAAGAAGATGAAACCTTTAAAAGATTTGGAAAAGATGTTAGTTTGAAAGAAATCTTTAAGGCATCTGATATACTTGAACACCTAACTAGGGACTTTAATGAAAATGAGAAAATAGATACCTACATCTCTTTTTCAGTTGATGTTTCGTATGCCGCCCAGAAGGTTTTTCTCGATATATTGGAAGAGAATAATTTTGTTATCAAAGAGAGTGTTGCTAGAATCTCTCACTTAGCTGTAGAACTTTCCAATAAAAAGGGCCTGTTGAATGATTCAAATTGCATTCTCGTTATTATAGCTTGCAATGAGAATCTCCGATATGTCGTTTACAAACAAAGTAATAATGTTTTTGTTAGACAAGGAAATGAAGGACTCCTAAGAGGTTATGGAACTGATTTGAGAGGCCGGGCATTACTGGAACAGATTGTTTGGCAAATTAATAATTCAACTAAATTCCTAAGAAAAGAGGAAGAGGAAGAGGAAATTAACAGATTGAACCAAAATCTGGAAAGATGGCTATTACAACTTGACAACACCAAGTTTGGTCGTCCTGTTATATATAACGATATAACTTTCTCCAGAGCCCCACATAATAAGCAGAATGCTACTATTCTGAAGAATGTTATTGAGGAAAGAACCAAAACAATAGTCAATGATGTAGTTGACAATATTGTTCAATATGTAAAAGAACTTGATATTGTATTCTCAGATATAAGTCATATTATTTTCATAGGTGATTCATTTAAGAATAGCATGTTCAAGGAAGAGTTATTACAGCGTTATCCTGTAACTCCGAACAATATAGTTGCTTTTGGGAATAAAGATATTCCTGAGATTGTTGGTATTTACAGTCAAATGGACTTGTCTCAATTTGATAGTTTAAGAAAGAATATCGAAAATCTCTCTTATGAACAATTAGAACAGATTAAAATTGCAGAAGAAGATAGAAAAGCTAGAGAAGCTGCACTTAAGAAGCAGGAAGAAATTGATCTTGCTAATGCTGCTATGCGTGAAGATGAGAGAAAGTTCAATGCCGCCATTGTTGACGCTGAATCTTATGAGAAGAAAGGTGACTATAGCAGCATGATAGATCTTCTAAACATTGCTCTTACTTTAAAGCCTGATGATAAGGAAGTAAAGAAAATGTTGGATGAAGCAAACAGAAAGCTATCCGAAATCAAGGTCAAGAATGAGCAATATAATAAAACCATCAGGATGGCTCAGGATGCCTTGAACTCACAGCGATGGCAGGATGCTTATTCAAAGAGTGAGGCAGCTTTAGAATTACGCCCTGATTCTTCTGAGGCAAAACGTATTCTTACTGAATCACAAAGAAAAATCAAATTAACAGAAAGCCTTAAAGAGTTTCTTTTACGAGCTGACACCTTTATTGGTCAGAAATTATATAAGGAAGCATTAGAAGAACTGAATAAGGCTAAGCATGCTGATTCTAATAATAAAGAGATTGAGGAACGTATATCCAAAATCCAAAATATACAGAAGAAGCATAAAGAAGAATTGGGCTTATTAGAACAGGAACTTACTAAGGCCGAAAAAGAAGATAACTTTGACATAGCCATAGAAATATGCAATAAGCTCATTGACAAGGATATTCAGAATCCTAGAAAATGGAATGAGCATATAGTTTATCTTAAAGAAAGACGGAACAAATATCTTAAGGATATAGAGCTGTTTGAATCGTTAAAGATTAAGATAAATGAAGCAAGTTTTAATGAACATTGGGAAGAACTTATAGAGCTATGCAACAAAGCATTATCTATAAAATCTGATGATTCTATTAAACGATATTTGGAAAAGGCACAGGACAAGTTCAAGCTAATTCAAGATCAAAAGAATTTTGAGAGCTTGGTTTCTAATGTGAAAACATTTATTGCTGATAGACAATGGCCTGAAGCTAAAGAAATTATCAAGGTATTACACGAGAAATATCCTGACAGAAGTGATATTATAAGGAATCTTCGTAAACAAATTTTTGATGCAGAAGAAGCCTGGGAGGATAAACTTAGTGGAAAGAAACATATATCTTCTCCTATGCCAAATAATACTGAAGAGTATGGAAAACCTCCAGTAAAAATAGATAGACCTTCTAAAGATTCTTCTTTTGATGACTTCTTTGGCACTGATAATCCTAAAGGAAAAGACTTAGACCAAACTAAGGAAACTCCTTATAAGACAAGTAGGCAGAAAAAAGAATCTTCAGGTGATGACTTCTTTGGCTCCGATAGTCCTAAAGGGAACAGCTTAGGTCAAAATAAAGGCAAGAGTGTTCCTTCTAATACGAATAGTCAGAAAAAGGAATCTTCAGGTGATAGTTTCTTTGATTCTGATTCTTCTAAATTAGAGAAATCAAAACAGAAACAGCATACGAAACCATCTGCAAAAGATGATTTCTTTAAAAGCTGATATTAAAAAAATGAATTGGGTTAGAATGGATTATTTTTAACTTTTTAAACTAATAACATATGGCAGAAGTACAGCTTAAAAGAAAAATTACGCTGCGCCGTAAGGAAAAGCCAGCGGAATTTACATTTGATGGACTGCTAAAAGTAAAATTGTTGTGGCAGTCTAAAACAGACTTGGATTTGTGTATTTTCTTTAAAAGAAAAGATGGACAAATCGGAGGCGTATTCTCTTCAGCATTCCGTCAGAAAAAATCTGATTTAGGTAATTTGTCTGAATTCCCTTTCATGTTACATAAGGGAGATGAAGCAGAACCGGCACCTGGGGGAGAATCTACAGAGCAAATCAATATTGCCAGTCTAAATGATATAGATACAGCGCATGTATGCGTATTAAATTACAGTAAAGCTATAGACGGAGAAGAGGTAAACTTTGCCCAGGATTCAGGTAGAGTAGAAATACAAAGTGACTCAGGTGACTATCTGGAAGTCCTGATTGATGCTACCGAGGATGGACATGTTTACCATGTATGTAGTATCAAGAATAATGAGGGTATTAACTCTGTTATAAATGAAGGTGTTGTTATGGATTTGGGTACTGCTTTTGATAAAATACCTGGGTTCTCACTAATATGCGAATAATAACTTTTAATTTTTATAATTATGGCTGAAATAACATTAAAAAAGAAAATTACTCTTCGTAGAAAAGAAGAACAAGCTGCTTTCACTTTCTCTGGTAAACTTAAAGTAAAACTTATTTGGTCTTCTGATACAGACCTTGATTTATGCCTATTCTTTAAGAAAAAAGACGGCTCAATCGGTGGAGTCTTCTCTAATGAATATAGAGGAAAGAAATCTGACCTAGGTGATTTAAGCAAATTCCCATTTATGCTTCACATGGGTGATAATAAAGAACCGGCTCCAGGTGGTGAGGAAACAGAACAAATCAATATTGCCAGTCTTAGTGAAATCGACACAGCTTATGTTTGTATCGTGAATTATAACGCTGCCGTTGAAGGTGAAGATGTTACCTATGCTGACGAAGGTGGACGTGTAGAACTTCAAAGTGACTCAGGTGACTATCTGGAAGTGTTAGCAGACTCTAAAGAGGAAGGCCATGTTTACTGCGTTTGTTCAATTAAGAATAAGGATGGAGTTTATGCATTGAAGAACGAAAGCAATGTAATGGATTTAAGCACTGCATATGAGAAAATTCCTGGCTTTGAATTAATTGTAAATTGCTAATATGGTACAACTAAAGAAAAAAGTTACTCTTAAGACCAAGATAGCTGATTCTGATGTAAAACAAGATATACAACCAAAGAATACAGCTCCGCAGGAACCTGTTAATAAAACAGGAGGTGGTAACAAGCGTAACCTTTGGGTCTTTTGGGGTATAGTTGTTTTGGCTGCTATATTGTTCTTTGTTTTTGTGGGTAAAGATAATGAGACATCAGTACAAACAAATGTAGCTCAGAATCCTGTTACTGCTAAAGCTGATTCTATTCAGCCTGCCAAAACAGAAGAAACAGCAGAAAAGGTTGATTCAACAAATGTAGAGAAAACAGACAATACATTAAAGGAAGAAACTACTAAAGCAACAGCAGAGATGCCTTCATCAGAAAGCAACTCTAAACAAAGTTCAAAGCCGGATGTTGTCAAAGTAGAGAAAAAAACTCAAACATCATCTGCAATACCTGTAAATGGTAGCCTCGAACAGAAAGCTATTGCTGTTATACGTGGTACTTACGGCAATGGATTGGAGAGAAAACAAAAGCTCGGTGACGAATACACTGTTATCCAAAACAAGGTTAACGAAATGTATCGTGATGGTTTAGTTGATTAAAACTGTAAATACTGAAATAAAGAAACCGATGTTCTTCATTGGTTTCTTTATTTCGTAAACATTGAAATATGATTATATCAGTTATAATAGGGTTATGTATATGGTTTGTAATACCTATACTTCTCGAAAATAATTTTAAGAAAAAGAAAAACAAGGCAGCATTAAGGATGGTGTGTAAGATAATTGGTCTGGTCATTGTTATTGCTGCATTAATTAATGGTTTGTTTTAAGTTCTATGAGAATTAAAACTATATTTATTTTATGTTTTGCTCTTCTACTTTTTAGCGGATGTGCAAATAATAAAAAAGAAAAGGTTGAGACTTCACCTGTTCTAAGCGAGATACAAAAGAAATACATAGATGAAGGTTGGCTTCTAAAATCGGATAGCAGTATGGATGGAGAACTACCTTCTTCCTATGGGGTTAAACCGGAATATGGCCTTCAGGACAATTATTTTGATATTAATATGGGTGAGGGCTGTGATATTGCTGTGAAGATAATAGACCTGTCAAATGACAGGTGCATACGATATATATTTGTGAGCGAAAATTCTTCAATAACAATAAATCAGATACCACAAGGCCAGTATTATCTTAAGATAGCCTATGGTTATGATTGGATGGAAAAATTCGAAGATGGTATGACTCATGGTAAGTTTACACGTAACTGTTATTATGAAAAAAGCGTAGATGTCTTCGATTTTGGTAAGAAAAATTCTCAACATACTATTAATTATATTTTGAATATTAATATTCAAAATGGTATTGTAAATAATAATTTCAATACAATTAAAATCGACGAAACAGAGTTTTTTAAATAATTGAGCTATGAATATTTTTAAACTATTTCTTTTTCTTTTAATTTCCCCTTTGGTATTTACTTCTTGTGAAACCTCTCAAACTCCTGTTGATGAATTATCTTCCTTGTTGGAAAAGATAGATAATAACAGTGAAAATTACTCTGAAGAAGATTGGAATAATATAACAAATGAATTTACAGAGATAGAGGAAGAGTTATCTAAGTATGAATATACTGATGAGGAACTAAAGGAGATAGGCAGAATTAAAGGCCAGATTCTAGCAAAGATGACAAAAAGTGCTGTCAAAGATCTTAAAAAACAAATGGAAGATTTAAGTAAACAACTTGAAGGTGGACTTGAGGGCTTTATGGAAGAAATTAATAATTAATACATAATATACATGGAAAAAAGAAAACATTACGAAGGTTTAAACGACCAACAAGTTGTTGAGAGTCGTGCCAAGTATGGCGTGAATCTTTTAACGCCACCTAAGAAGGATTCACTTTGGAAACAATTTCTAGAGAAATTCTCTGATCCTTTAATTGTCATATTAATAATAGCCGGTATCTTATCTATTGGTATCGCTTGCTATGAATATTTTGGACTTGGGGAAGGTTTGACAGTCTTTTTTGAACCAGCTGGTATTTTTGTAGCTATACTGTTGGCAACAGGTTTGGCATTCTATTTTGAGCTTAAGGCAAACAAGGCTTTTAACCTATTGAACAAGGTTAATAATGACGAACCGGTAAAAGTAATTAGAAATAGCAACGTAACGGTAGTTCCTAAAAAAGATATTGTTGTTGGGGATATTGTTTTATTGAGTACTGGTGATGAAGTTCCTGCTGATGGAGAACTGCTGGAATCAATTACACTCCATATGGATGAGTCAACCTTAACTGGAGAGCCGGTTTGTAGCAAAACTACTATTGAATCTGAATTTGATTCTGAAGCTACTTATCCTTCTAATTATGTATTGCGTGGTACAAGAGTAATGGAAGGACACGGTGTATATAGAGTAGATAAGGTTGGCGATTCTACTGAAAATGGAAAACTTTTCGCTAAAATGACAGGTAGTGATATAGATGAAAAGTTGGAAGAATATGATGAAATAAAGGAAGAAAGAGAACTAACGGAAGAAGAAAATAAGGAATACATTAAACTTCTAGCTGCTCAACAGGGTGTAAGGAAAGGTGTTAAAACTCCTCTGAATGAGCAATTGGATGGTTTAAGTGAACTTATTACAAATTTAAGTTATGGCTTTGCTACATTAATCATTGTTGGTAGAATAGCTCATTATTTCTCATGGAATCTGTTGGCATGCTGTTTGATTATTCCAACTGCTCTTTTCTTTTACCTGGTTATTAAGAAATTTGAAGACTGGTCAAAAACTGCATGTGTTTCTACTATTATAACTTTTGCGGTTATATTCATAGGTGCTGTTTTAGGTTTACATGAATATTTGTTGCCTGAGGCAGAATTGTCAGGACTCTTAGCTCATACATTGGACACCCTTATGATTGCTGTAACTCTTATTGTTGTAGCTGTACCAGAAGGGTTGCCTATGGCAGTAACATTGAGTCTTGCTTATTCTATGAGAAGTATGCTGAAAACAAATAACCTGGTTCGTAAAATGCATGCTTGTGAAACAATGGGTGCAATTACCGTTATTTGTACTGATAAAACTGGTACTTTGACACAAAATAAAATGCAGGTTTATGAAACCAAATTTTATAATCTGGATAAACAACAGCTTAAAGAAGACGAGGCAAGCAAACTTATAGCTGAAGGTATTGCTGTTAACTCAACAGCATCACTAGACCTGTCAGGAACTGAACCAAATGTTGTTGGAAATCCTACTGAAGGTGCCTTACTATTATGGTTACACAAACAAGGAATAGACCATGTAACTTTAAAAGAGAGTGCTAATACTTTATCTGAGATACCATTCTCTACAGAAAGAAAATACATGGCTACTGTCGTTACTTCTTCAGTTAATGGAAAGAAAATCCTGTATGTAAAGGGTGCTCCTGAAATAGTTTACAGAATGTGTAACAGTTCTTCTGCTAATGTAAGTAAATCAGAAGTTGACAATCAGCTTCAGGCTTATCAGAAAAAAGCTATGCGTACATTGGGATTTGCTTATCAGATACTGGATGATAATGATAAATATATCGAAAGTGGAAAGGTAGTTGCTACAGGTCTTAATTTCTTAGGTATTGTAGCTATCTCTGACCCTATTAGAACAGATGTTCCAGCTGCTGTAACAGAATGTATGAAAGCCGGTATTAAAGTTAAAATAGTAACAGGAGATACTACTGGTACTGCTATTGAAATCGGTAGACAGATTGGACTTTGGTCAAATACTGACAGCGATAAGCATATTATAACTGGGCCTGAATTTGCTAAATTAAGCGACAGTGAATTAGATGATATAGTTCTTGATCTTAAGATTATAGCCAGAGCGAGACCAATGGACAAACAGCGTTTGGTTGAATCTCTGCAAAGGAAGAATCAGGTTGTATCAGTTACTGGAGATGGTACTAATGACGCTCCTGCTTTGAAAGCCGCTCATGTTGGTTTGTCTATGGGTGCTGGTACTTCAGTCGCTAAAGAAGCTAGTGATATAACTATTATTGATAACTCATTTAGCAGTATTGGTAGGGCTGTTATGTGGGGTCGCTCTCTTTATCAGAATATTCAACGTTTCTTACTATTCCAGTTAACTGTAAATGTTGCAGCTTGTTTTATTGTTCTAGTTGGAGCATTTATGGGTGCTGAATCACCACTAACTGTTACACAAATGTTGTGGGTGAACTTGATTATGGATACATTTGGCGCAATGGCATTGGCTTCACTTCCTCCTTCAGCAGAGGTTATGAATGATAAGCCAAGGGAAAGACAGGCCTTTATCATCAATAAGCCTATGGCTTTCGATATTGTTGGTGTTGGTGGTTTCTTCTTCCTGTTGACACTATTATTCGTTTATATTTTCCAGCACAGTGATGTTACTAGTTTAATGGACTTATTAACTTTACAGTTGGGCGAAGCAAATAGCGTAACTCCTTATGAGCAGACACTGATTTTCTCAATATTTGTGTGGACACATTTCTGGTATATGTTTAATACCCGTTCCTTCGAAACTGGAAAAAGCTTGTTCAAACTTAAGCTAAGCTCTGGATTCAAAACGATAGTTGGTGTTATTGTTATTGGACAAATTATCATAGTAGAAGTATTCTATGAGTTCTTTAATGTTGAGCCAATGTTCCACACACTTAATTGGACTTTGAATGTATCAGGTATTATAGATTGGCTTATTATTGTAGTCTTATCTTCACTTGTCCTTTGGGTTAGAGAACTATGGCATCTATTAAGTGCTAAGAAAAACTAATAATTAATTATAGGTGATGTAGGTATGTTACAATAATACATATCTTCATCACTTTTTTTATGTGTTATTTTACATCTTGCGTTATGAGATTAATATTTTCTGTTTTTATTTTTATTTGTACAAGTCTAATTTCTTGTTCGAATAGCTATCAACAATCACAAAATTTAGAGATTCCTATTAATACTATTGAGAGGGCAGAGAATATTTATTATAGGTTAGGTTATACTGTATCTTTTAATCCTGAGCTTAATATACCTAATTGGGTAGCATGGGAACTTAATTCTTCGAAATTAATAGAAAGAGAAAGTAGAGCCGGACATTTTTATCCGGATCCAGATATACCAAGAGGTATAGCTGTAGAAACAGGTGATTATAGTAATTCAGGATATGATAGAGGACATATGTGTCCGGCAGCAGATAACAAATGGGACAAACAAGCAATGAGAGAGAGTTTTTATATGACGAACATTTGTCCACAACATCATAATCTTAATAGAGGCGACTGGAAAGAGTTGGAAGATGATTGTAGAAGATGGGTTGAAGAGTCTGGTACTATTTATATTGCTTGTGGCCCTATATTGTATAAAAACGATATAAGTTATATTGGAGAAGAGCGTAAAATCCGTGTTCCTAATGCATTCTTTAAAGTTATATTAGCAGGTTTGGATGAAGGTAAACCAAGAGCCATTGGGTTTATATACAAGAATGCATCTGGCAACAATCCATTGGACCATTATGTAAATTCTGTAGACCAGGTTGAAAGAATAACAGGTTTAGACTTTTTCTCACAACTGCCTGATGACGTTGAGAATGAAATAGAATCTAATTATAATTTAAATCAATGGAGATAAAATAATGAATAGTAATATGCAGTGTCCGATTTGTGGAAGTACAAATAATATTATTCTGGAGAATAACAGCCAGAAAATACTAAAACTAAGACATCCAGGGCTGTTATTTTCTAATAAAGAACTTGCCAATAAATTTAATACAAGGTGCCTTTGCCCAAAATGTAATTTAGAGTTTAAATATAACGAAGTAACAGGGTATTCTATCGATAGTACAAAAAAAATGGAGTTCGGTATATTATCTGCTCTTTGGCAATATATAGATATAAAATTGTGCTACAGTGATTCTATAGACAATTTGTTTATAGACAAGGATAGCAGGAACCTTTTTATCAAGTTCTTATTTGATAAATACTCAATAAGGTTGAATGAATCAGATTTATTAGTAAGATACAAATCAAAGAATATTAATAAGGTAGGTGATTTGGTATCTTATATTAAAAGCTTGAAAATAGAATAATATTTTTTAATACAGCATATTATGAATAAATAATAGTAATGTTTGTAACTGTTATAAACTTAATTAAGTTTGTTGTTAAATTATCTCTATACAAAATATGGCATGTATCATAAAAAAGAAATAAAAAACTTGCTTTTCTTTTATATTATTTCTATATTTGATGTAGTCCTGGGCTAATATTTTGACTACAAGGTTATTTTTTAGAATTCGCGTGAGGATGGGCAATGGATAAGAAATTGGCAGTGTGTTTGGTTACGCTATATTCACGAATAGCTCTGCGACAAAAATCAAGAATTACAATGGTTATTCTTGAAGATGTTATTAGTAAAACCAAACCGTCATTGACAAAATCCGAACTTGACAAATATTTAAGGATAAAAGCGGCAATGGCTGGTGAACAAATACAACAATCACGCCGAAGAATCGGTTTCTAAATAAAAATGCTACGAATATGAAAACAAATGAATTATATCTCAAAACATTGTTCTGTTGCTGTGCTTGTGATGGAGAAATCGCACAAGAAGAAGTGGATATGATTAAAGAATTAACCGAAAATAGTACCCTTTTTCAGGAGATTCAAGTAGAATACTCAATTAATGAGTATGTCAATCAGATTAATAGTCAAGGAAAAGCCTTTTTGAAAGATTACCTTAGTGAACTTTCAAATACAGTTCTTTCCGATGATGAACAAATCACACTAATTGACCTTGCCATAAAAATGATAGAAGCAGATAAGCAAGTCCTTTATTCAGAGGTTAAATTTTTCAAGAAAATCCGAAGCCGAATAACTGTAAGCGATGAACAGATTCTATTAAAATTATCTGGCATAGAAGATTATTTACAACCTGACATTTGCGCTGAAAATAAAGATTTCGAAGATGTTGGAGGATTTAAACAAATATCTTTCTAATAATATGGGTGAATGTAAACCATTGATTCAAGTCCAGACTTGCGCAACAAAAAGAGTTGATAGGGAAATTCATCATTCCGTGGTAGGGAGATGTAGAGGGCGGAACTGAAATCACGCAGATATTACAGCCCATACCTCTATTCTCGAAAATCAAGTAAAATAACCGGGGCAAGAAGAAACAGACTGTCATTGCAAAACTGAAAGCATTCTTCGATAGGTTCTTTGATATTTCGAGAGGAACATTCAATGTTGTGAACTGAATATTCCGTCTAATGCTGCATTGTTCAAAATCATAAACGGGTAAAAAATAGAAAGATACATGTGGAATTTTCTGTCTTTTTTGTAACTTTGCAAAAAGACAAATTATGAATACCTCATTTTGGGAGTCAAATTTATTTCAAACGCTCGTGCTGATTGTTACCATTGGGGCAACAATCGGCATCGCATTATGGCAGTTTTATGCCCATAAGCGAAAGGAATTGAGAAACGCAGTGTCAATCTTGTTGCTTCAGATAAATGACATTGAGAAAAACATTGAGTATATATTATCTGAAGGGCTTATAAACGGCTGCATCCAAGAAGTGCCGATTCATTACTCTACTATAATTTTTGAAGAAAATCAGTGGAATAAATACGCTCACAGTGTTGTCGGGCACATATCTCAGGAGGCATTTGAAAAAATTGATACCTTTTTTAAGGTTGCCCAAAGAATACGTGAACAACAGATTTATATCAAACAAAAAATACAATTGTCAACAGAAAATAAAGCCTATTATTACTATAGTGCTGTGTATAACCAGATAGTTATTACAGGTCAACCGCTACAAAACATTCAATCAATTGTCGACAGGTTCAATGAGTCGATAGTGCCATCGTATATTCAGAAAGAATTGGCTTTGGGATTGGAGAAGACCTTGAAGCAATATCATAAATTGTCAGATGGTATCGCTTATACGGAATTAGTCAAACTAAAGCAGTGATATATTGAAAATATTTGCTAACTTTGTAATTAGGAAAAGCGTTCTTTTGAATTACTGCAAAACGAGGTGAAATACAGAATTTTGCTGGTTTCTAAATCGTTACCTATTAAGCTGCGAAAAATTGCAAGTACTTGAATTTTAACAAGAAAGAAAATTCGCCATGTCTTCTCAGGTGACTGGTTAAGGGCTTTTTTAAGCCAATAAGTTCAGCTATGATTTTAAGGCATCTGTTAAATGACTGTACAGTAGGGACTGTAAATTTATAATCGTATTTTTTTAATATTTCCATTGCTGGAGTAAGTATAGGTGTGTAAAATTTGGTTCCGGTCTTGATACGTTCTCCGTCTATATATGCAACTCCGTTATGTTCTACAGTACATCTGTCATAATCAAACATGTATAAGTCAACCCATGATAAGCCGGTATAGCATTGAAATATAAACTGATCACGTACTTTTTGTAATTGTCGATCATTCAACTCTACATTGCGGATAGATTGCAGTTCGTCCATTGTGAGAGGCTGTCTTGTTTTATATCTACCATGTTTATCTTTGAATACCCTGTAAGGTGTATCCTCGATAAGTCCAAGCCGAAGCGCTTCATTAATATAAGGTTTTATTCTCTTATGGTATCCATGTATTGTTGTCTGTCCTCTTGTTGGATCTTCTCTTCTTATAAACCTGTCAAATAAAGCTATATTTTCAGGAGTGATATCGTCAAATGTTTTAATTACTCCGGAGCGTTTTAGAGCTTCCAGTGCTATAAGGTGCGCTCGTTTGGTTGACCATTTAAGATCCCTTCTTTGTAACTCGTCATAAGCGAAATCTAAAAATGACGATTTAGACTTTACGTGTTTTTCGTTATAAAAAATATTAAAGTTTTTTAGATTGATGTCTTTTCCTTCTTTTCTTATATTTTTGATAATATCATCAAACTTTTTTACATATTGGGTTATTGCTTTATTTAATTGTTTGAATTTAGCGTGACGTACCACAAATTCTCCATCCCATTGGTTTGAATACAGTTCAATGTCTGTTGAGATCCATTTCCTTTCTGTACGTGAGAATTTAATTTCAATTTCAACCTTAGCTGATTTCTCCGGTGTTGCTTTCTTTTTTCTGTCGAATACCGGCTTGATTTTCCATGTTTCCATACTGTTTCTTTTTAGTTTATAATTTGTTAATTATGGTAAATGTGATACCAAGTGTGATACCAGCTGTGATACCAGGAACAAATTGGTATCACAAATAGTTCAACAGTGTAATGATAAGTAATGCACAGTAACGGCAGTAATCATTAGTAAGATTACTTAAACACGTTGAAGATCAGTCGATTAGGTTTGTAAGATATTGATTTATAGCCTATTGGCGTAAAATAAAAAAAAGGGGCATTTTGAACCCCCTTGAGCCGAAACCGGGACTCGAACCCGGGACCTATTCATTACGAATGAATTGCTCTACCAACTGAGCCATTTCGGCAACTGTTTTTTCTGCAATATCGGGTGCTTTTCTGAAAAAGCGTTGCAAATATATATCTTTCTTTCGAAATAAAGAAACTAAAAGCGGATAATTTTTCAGTTATCCGATTTTGTTATGTCAATTGATGCCGGATTTATTGGTAGGCTTCTTCATGTATCCCTTTCATGGCCCATCCGCTTGGTTCGTTTATGTTCTTGAAAGCGGTATCCCACGTAAGAGCTTCAACGGTAGAATTGTTTTCTTTTATGTAAAGATTATAACATCAAGGCGTAAAAACTATTTTACACTAATTGATCTCCTCATCAAATACCCGTGATATACTGAAATTTACCCACTCCATACCCAAACAATTCAATATCCGTCAAAGTTTGATGGTCTTTACCTTACCCGGAATGATGGTCAGATGCACCGTTCCATCCTTTTCTATCTCCACCTTCTGATATCTGGCCTCCACCACCACTTTTCCATCCAGCGCCATCACCCCCCACTGGCAGGCATTCCCTTCAAAAGCACAATAACCGCCTACGGGAATACAGATATTCCGGTAACAGGGAGGCACAACGATGCGATCTCCCCATTTCAGCCCCCACTTCATCCCCATCCGGAAAGGAAGGACATCTTTTATTTCCTCCAGCCTCTTCCGCCTTTTCTCTTCCTCATTCTGTTGCCGTTCCCGCTGTACGCTCTCCGCACGCCGCCCGGCTTCCTTCCTCAGACCTTCCACCACGGAGGCAAAATCCGCCTCGCCCGCCTTAGGAACATTACAAGCTATATACCGCTTCCCCTTTCCTTTCTCCACATGATAATAGTTTCCTTCCCCGTCCATCACCACGATGCTCCGATCCGCCAAACAACCACAACACCAGTACACCTCTTCATCATCCCCTTCCAGCACGCAGGCGAAGACATCAAATATAGCAGACCACACAGGATCAACTAGCCGGCAAGACTTCGGAACACGGTAATCCGGTATCTTCAAGTAGAAACCATAAAAACAAAGACTGTCTTTGTGCAAACCATGCATAGAGGTATACGCCTTCCGCGTGCGGCTATGGAAAGTCTCCCCCACCCGCAGCAACTCTATGCCGCCGTATGAAAAAACCACCGGCCTCTCCTGATAAGTTCTGTTTGTCTTCAAATCGGTATAACAGTCACTCCCATCCTCTTTGGCGACAGAAAGAAGTTCTCCCTTCAGGAATCTCAATCTCCGGCAACAGCCTGTCACCACCATGAGGACTCCGGACTTATCCACCACCCCTGTCCGGCCATCTTTAAAACGGACAGCAGCCCGGTTTGCACAAATATCAAATACTTCCCGGTATTGAGGAATCACTGTGATTTTGTTTCCGCACCTCAAGCCCCACAAACCACTCTGCCGGTCATGACAGGCTTTCAAAGCAGTCCATTGTTCTTCACCGACTGGACCACCTCCTCCCAAACAAATCAAATCCCCGTTCCGAATAGCATCCAACAGACAGTTGTGTGTCATCACAATTTCCAGTCCTTCATTCCGTTTGCTATCTTCCGATAGAGAGCAAGACACAGACAGCCCGCTGTTCTCCATCCGTGTCCGGGGCTGAGCATTTCCCGCCATCCGTCCTTCGAACATCGCCTCCCAGTCACGGTCACGGACAGGCAGACCGAATATCCGGTGCAAGCCCACATTATCTATCAGCATACATGATTCCTTATTATCCGACTTCCGCAGCCCCCGTCCCACCTGTTGCAGGTATTTCGCCAACGAAAGCGTGGGACGTGCCAGCTGCACGAACTCCACATCGGGACAGTCAAAACCTTCGGAAAAAATATCCACATTGACCAACACGCTGATCTTTCCCCGCCTGAAATCCTCTACCAGTTCCTTGCGTTCCAGAGCGGGGGTCCTGCTGTCGATAGCAACAGACTCCACACCATGCAGGCTGTAATAAGCCGCAATCTGTCGGGCGTGTGCGATGCTCACGGCATAGACAATTCCTTTCTTCCCGGCAGCATATCTTCGGACACTCTCGTACAATTGTCTAATGCCGGTTTCCCGATTTAACACCGCATTCATTTCCTTTACCTGATAATCCCCGTCCGCACCCCGTTTCTTCAACGAGTCAATCAGTCGCTGTTCGCTGCTGTTCGCACGGATGGACACATAGTCAAATGACGACAACCAGCCCTTTCCGATGAATTCCGCAATACTCCATGAGGTAATCAGGGTATCAAACAAATCCGTGAATCCTTTGCGGTTCAGCCGGCAGGGGGTAGCGGTCATACCCAGTTTCCTCGCCTCCGGATATCTCTTCCAAAGCTCCCGATAAGTTTCTGCCAGGGCATGATGTGCCTCGTCAATAACAATCAGTCCCGGAGAAACCTCCATCTCTCTCCGGTGACGAGACAACCACTGGATGGACATCACCCTCACACTTCCGTCCTCCCTCCCCATTCCATAACGGGAAACCGTCTCCTCTATCTGCTCCACCAGTTCCCGACGATGCGCCACAATCCATACCCGGCTACCGGAACCACACAAGAACTCCCTCACTATGGCAGCCAGCAGGTGTGTCTTTCCCGTGCCTGTAGGCATCTGTACCATCACACTCCGGTGAAGCTCCCACTCTTCAAAGAGCCTGAGCTTCATCTCCTGCTGGTAGTCACGAAGACAATCGTTCTTGCAATACATTATACGGATGCCAGTCGCTACCGACAACAAAAACAAGGAAGGCCGCAT